CGCAAGCTAAAACATAATTGCGTTGGATTGCAAAGGTAACATCATTTCCGCTTACTGAGTATGAACCACTTGCGCAAGCTAAAACATAATTGCGTTGGATTGTAAGGTTCGCATCAGCCCCTGTTATTTTGTACGAGCCGCCACCGGAAGAAGCCGTAACAGTCGGCAATGGTAATGCGCCGCCCTCTTGCACTTCCCAATTAGTAACCAAATCAGGTGTTTCGACATTGCTTTCAGCGTTGTAATAGGAATTAAATTCATCGCCAATGCTCCAAATTCCACCGAGTAATAGAGTGTAAAGAACGTAAACATCAGCATCAGTTTTTTCATACTGTTTGGGCGCAATAAGTGTATATTCACCGTTCACCACCGCCGAACCCGCCCCGCTTATGGTTATTCCATCGCCGGACGCTTTGAGCGTAAAGCCCCTTGTTAGTTCAGCATTTGAGCCAGTAAGTGAGTAAGTGCCAGCGTTGGCTGTAAGTCTGTAATTCCTGACAAGGCTAAACGTTGCGCTATTGCCTGTGAGCGCGTATGTTCCCTTTGCGCATTCAAGGCTGTATTCTTCGGGTTGCGGCTCTCCACCAACGATAATCACATTTGCCGTGCTTTGTATCTGGTTCGTGTACAATGTTTTGCCGCTTACGGTAAGTAAATCCCATGCGGCTTTTGACGCTGCGTCTTGAACGTGCCCCTTCAATATGCCAAGTCGTCCGGCTGGTATGCCCCAGTTGATGTTGTTAATTGCAAACCAGCCTGTGGAAGATGGGAGATGCAGTTCTGTCAGGGCATTACAATTGCCGGCGTAACTAGACATAAAACCGTTGCCCACGCTTGCCAAACCAGATGTGTCAGGTACACCAAGCGAGGTTAGGCTGGAGCAACCGACGGCGTAAGAACCCATAAAATAGTTGCCCACGCTCGTCAAACCAGATGTGTCAGGTACACCAAGCGAGGTTAGGCTGGAGCAAGCGTAGGCGTAATAATACATAAAATAGTCGCCCACGCTTGCCAAACCAGATGTGTCAGGTACACCAAGCGAGGTTAGGCCGGAGCAACCGACGGCGTAAGAACCCATAAAATAGTTGCCCACGCTCGTCAAACCAGATGTGTCAGGTACACCAAGCGAGGTTAGGCTGGAGCAACCGTAGGCGTAAGAACCCATAAAATAGGTGCCAACGCTCGTCAAACCAGATGTGTCAGGTACACCAAGCGAGGTTAGGCTGGAGCAACCGCGGGCGTAATAATACATAAAATAGGTGCCAGCGTTTGTTATCACACTTCCGCTGGTATCCCAATCCACCGTGACATCAGCTTTGATGTTTGGCAAAATGGCAGTCGTACCCGAACCCATGCCCGATAATGGCGTTCTGAACTGGTACACTTTTCCAGCAGTCAATGTACAATCCGTAGATAGCCAACTGCCAGATGTGCCCTCTCTCCAAGTTGTCGATTTCACCATCGCTTTGGTTACAGATGTAGCATCATTCGCAACTGTAATCGTAGCGATAACAGCGTCATAAGCTTGTGTTGCCATTATGCGCCTCGCTTTTTATACATAATAAATAAAGGCATAATAGCAAGAGCCTTATTAAAATAATGTTTTGACATATTATGCCTCCTTTCGCTCAAAGTCTGCACCCAAAGCCTAAGATATTTCAATCAAAATCTTATTGGGATTATCCACCTTAAATATCAACGTGTCATCGATTCCCAGAGAAATTGATTGGCCATAATCGAACCAACAAATCAGCAAATCATCCGCGGACGTGGCGTTATAAACCACAACGTACCGGAATGGCCCAATTGCCTCCGTGGCTTTCATCGGCAAGTCAGCAACAACTAACTTGTAAACACCGCCTGTTTGCCCCGAACTCGTAACAGTCAAAGTGTTATTAAATCCGGTCGTAATCGGGGAGCCTAAATTGCTCAACTGCGTATTTGCGGCAGTCGGCAATGTGTTGGTTAGCGCCACTTTCAGCGTGTCGCTTTGAAGGTTGTGCTGCTTTTCAGCCAACGCTTCTACGAAAGAATTGAATTTATTGTATGTTGCCATGTTTTATACTCCTTAAATCTATTTATTGTTTTTTTTGTAACTAACCACACGATAGACGCGCGGATAATTGAAACGTCTGATGTCCCCATACCACGGATCCATCATTTGATAGGCATTGCCGGTCTTGCCAACCAGCAAAACCCAGTGTTGGCGGTCAACAAGCTTAACTTCAACCCACACCGGACGGCGGTCATTCAAAATCCAGTCCGCCATGTTTCGCCATTGCGCTTCCGTTGGCGATGCCTGATATTCCGCCCGCATGATTGCCTTGCCTGTCAATTGCTCTATCGCCAGCCACAACATCTGATTAGTCGGCTGGTGAGTTATAGGGCCTCCCAAATAGCCGCCAATGTGATACCGCCGGTTTAATTCGGCAGGATCTACCGGATAGCCGAGATAAGAGAAACCAGCCGCAGAACAACATAAAAGGCAGCCCTCATGCTTGATTTTGATTTGCGTTTGCCCCATATTCTCATCCCCCCAGCGAGGATCCTTTTGGGCATAAAGAGGTACGTTCAATGTTTTCATTTCGCCCCCCTCTTGTCGTAAACCACAACTCGGTAATCCTCATTTTCCATGTCAAAAATCACGGAGGGATTAGGCTCCACCGGTTCAGGTTCAGGTTCGGATTTGTAGCCAAAGTATTTCAAAATGTCATCTTTCGTACCATTCCAACGGTTCGTGTCGATGAAGCGGTTCGCACTTGCCGGAATACCATGCTCTAAGCCGTTCCCTCGCTCCCCAGTTTGATGTATCAGCCAATTGTCTATACCTTTCGGCAGAGTGGGCGGCCCCTGATGTTCCGGCGTATAAACCACGCCCTCAGTAGCCCTCAAATATTGCGCCAGCCACCAATCCAAGACTGGCAGGTCAGCAATATTGACATACTGATTAAGCCAGCTTGAGCGGGAATATTGCAACGGATAACGCCCGGTCTCAGATTTGAGCCGTTCAGAAACGTTCCGTATGGCGTTGGTAATTGTCGCTTTGTTATATCCGTGATCAAGCTCACTATCAATGCAATAACGGATATGCTCATCCGGTGGTGCAACCCGGAGCAAATTGGCCGCTTGTCGGTTCACGTCCTCGCCAGGATAGAGCACGTGGTAAGCGATGAAAGGCGTGCCCTTACTCAGCTCCCGGTTTCGCGCAAACCACTTATCCTGATAGCCCCAACTAATCGTTGCCCTGGCTGCCATAAAATCAATCATAGGCAGCAGCTTGTTAAAGTTAATTTGCCCCTGATAGGCGCTTACATCGACACCGTATGGTAAATTCTGATTACTCATGTTTCTCCTTATCCTGTAGTCGCCTGATAGGTCGGATAAAACCCTTGCACCTGTATTGCCACGGTTCCGGTTGTGGGCAATGTCCCTTGTGCAAAATTTGCGTAGAGATAGATATAACCGGTGTTGGGATCAATCTTCCACATTCCGGGGGCTGTTGTTCCAACGATAAGCATTGCCCCATAACTGGCAATGCCATTATGCGCCGAATTTACAGGGAGGGTCAATCGCTTAGTCGTGGAATTAGCCGTCCCCGAGAGAGTTAGTGTAAAGAAGGTTATTAACCCAACCTGACAATACACACCGGTTTTCGAGTTAGATCCCCAGCCTGAAACAGTTGGATTCCACGTTCTCCAAGCCCCCATGTTCAAAGACATTGCCGCTTGCATGGCTTTCACCTCGTCCTGAATATCATTAATTACTTCCGATCGAGTATAATCCAATGGATTCACAACCGGAGGACTAAAGAATTGAGTTGGATATCGTGCCATAATGTTCTCCTAAAACATAGTTACATCCCCAGCTAAACTGGATTTTCGATAGCTTAACTGGATATTAACGTTAAAAGTTTGTATTTCTGAATAAGGTGCTGTAAACTGCTGACTGCCCAAATCCAAAGTGTAAAAACCGATAGATTGCGTGCCTGATTGCAATGCTATAATGTCTGCTCCAGACAGTGGAATATTGTGAGTAGTGTTTCCTATCGGCAATTCAGGCCCTGCATAATAAGTTCCACGATCTGTGCTACCTTTCGCACCTGCTGTTTGCCAATTTCCACCATTTGACGCTTGTGTCCAGCTGAACTGCCCACTAACGGGTGCTTTTAACATTTGATACAAGCCGACACGATTTGTTTTGTTAGTGGTTGCAGCAACAAACCACAATTTGGCACTTTGAATATGTTGTGCTTTCAAACCGAGTGCAATTAGTTCAGAAAAATCGAATTTGGCAAAAGACAAATACTCCTCGGCAAAAACGTACCCATCTCTCCAGACACCACCCAATCGGATTGCTCCCATCCTTGCACCGGTGGAAATATAGGTGCTTCCAGCCCATAAACAAGGCAAGGTAATGCTTCCACTGCTCATGAAGGAACTCCCTCTAAAACCAAAGTTATACTAAGTCCTTTAGCACCCGTGCCTTTTGCAGTAACGTTGACACTAAGAGGTCCATTTGTGGTTGCGGTTCGATAGGAAGAGTTTATTGTTCCACTACTGCTCATGCCAAAACTACCTGAAGCCAATGTTAAGGTGCTCATTGCTCCACCTTGATTGGTTAATGTAACCGTTACAGATCCGCTGCTTGAAGTGGTTGTAAGATTGATTCGAGCATCAATGACTATAAAGCCATTTAAAGTAACTGGCCATGTGAAAAACCTACCATAATTAGCAATTTCAACTTCATCCTCTACACCGGTTACCCGGACAACCACTGTGCGTTTGATCGTTCCAAGTTTTTCCTCTGTAACAGAATCATCTCCAAGTTTTGCAGTCGTGACTGCTTTGTCATCGAGTTTAGCAGTTGTAACTGCTTTTGCGTTAAGTTTGTCTTCAGTAACCGCATTATTAACTATCTTTGCCGTTGTCACAACAGCATCTCCAAGTTGAGCAGAACCAAAGATTTTTAGTTTATCTGCTCTGCTTCGTTTGGTTTTCTTTGATGGATCATTTTCACTAACATCATTAATCAATACAGTGTCAGCTGCTTCAACGACATCAATTTCTGTTAACTCCGTAACTTTCCTAACAACAGGATCCGCCATTATTCACCTATCCTTTCAATCCCGATAAATTCCATCTCCATTAGATAGCCCCCAGTTAGATCCTTGCGCACTCGCTTTGCAATTCCGGCTATTTCCCGCTCATAGAAGGAATTTGCTACAATCACATTCCCGAGTTTAATTTCATTCGGGAACAAAAGTGACGTCTGCTTATAGCGCAAGGTCAAATAAGCAATTAATCGAGATAGCACTTGATTTGCATTATTTTTGCTCACCATCGTTGCATTGTCTATTCTCCAAATATTTTCCTTTGCCAAAGAAGACTCTTCAAACCCAATATTGTACCGGTGAGATTGAACCGTGTCAGTCCACGGTTTGCCCGTTACCAAGACTGCTCCGGGAGTAGTGACATGCAAATATACATAGTTTGAACCAAACTCAAATTCACCGTCTGTTGTGTAAGCGATCACGTCTGGCCAAAGGTTTGTAGGTGAATCCTCTGCGATCAAGATTGCCCCATCATCGCAAGCCAAATAAACAATCGAATCCCCAACCCCACTGGCAACGATATCCCAATACGGTTTTGGAAAGATGATTTTGTAATCACCAGCTGCTAAATTGCTTGCCTCGAAAATTGTTTCCACCTGCGAACTCTTTACATAGTCATGGCTCAAGAGTTCAATAGAGGTAACAATCGGGAGAATGGTCAAATTGTCATTGTCTGCTTTTTCTTCTTGAGGAACAACTCTGTCTGCAACCACGTCAACCCAACGGCTTACATCGTCATCATATTTCGTGGATTCATCATCATAGCGAAATGCTTCCATAGAAGTTCGTTTAATTGGCATGACCGCTTCTTTGATCAAGACTTTAGTGCTTCCTTCAGAGGTTGCATAAGCTCCAACCGCAAAAAGCACCTGCTGTAAAGCTTCTCGAACGGTAATGTTCCCCGGCAAATACCCTTGAAAGCGTATTGCACCATGAAATATCCCTGAAAAACTTTCCAATTCATAACTAATCCCAATTGGATCGAAAATATCATCTAAAATCAGACTAAGTGATGTAGAAGGCCAGTAAAACGCACCGTCAAATGGTATCTTATCCAGTAACCCGATTGCATCAACGCATTTGAAGGTCAATTCCCCTCTTGTAGAGTTTTCCCATTCATCAAGATAAAACCGACCTACAAAAACTTCTCTTTCATCGATCTGTTCTGAAACATCGACAATCAAACCCTGATAAAGACTGTTGTAATAGCGTCCATCACTAAAAGGGCTAAAATCTTCAGCCAATTGCCCATCAATCCGCAAAGTAATTGTTGCGTTCGAGGCGGGTATTTCTATACTGAGAGGGTTGATTTCTTGCAAAACCTCTGCACTGACAATTTGCTCATCTTGAAAAGTCAATGGTTCGTCATCAATGACCATCCGTATAATCGGGTAAGTAATGTGCCCTGCTGAAGGTGGTGGTTCAGGGTCGGGTCCTGCTGTAGAGATATCAACTTCACCACCGATTAGAGTGTATGATCCGCTTGCACAAATGAGCGTGTATTCTTGTGGTTCCGGAGTTTCATAAATTGTAACAGTGGGTGCAGGAGGCGGTGCTAATTCAACAACCCAGACTTTGCACAAATCCGGAGTTGCCACATTTTCAGAACAAGAATACCCTACATAACCATAAGGAGTATCGGGAAATGCATCTATAGACCATTTTCCCTGTGAAGTCCACCAGAGTTTATGATCCCCCTTCACATAATAAGGTTTACCGTTCTCAATCCCTTTTTCATAATAGACTCCATCGAATTCGGAGGACCCAGCACCAGAAACAAGCATATCAGCCATCAGGGTCGCCTCTTTCGAGAAACAAAGGAAGTAGAAAGAGACTTCCAGTAAGTCGTACCGTTTTTTTGCCGCAAAATCTCATGGTTCGTGCCCGCAAAGTACCCCTCAATCACCCTGTCGCCGGTTACGTTTGGCAACTTCACATTGTGCCAAGGCACCGGTTCAGTAAGCTTGAGCCATAACTCAGTATAAGCGGTACCATTGTGTACTGAACTTGCAAACTGAATTTCATAATTGTCATAAACGCCAATCAGCTCACGATGCAAAACACCATCAGAGGTACGCTCTGCGTATTTATCAAGCATATCAGCTTGTAATCTCGCGCTGACAATTGGAATGTCAAAACTAACGTCATCAATAACAATCATGTGCCCGCTCCTTTCGTCAGCATAGACGCACCAACGCGCCGCCGCTCTCGATTGACCGCTTCAGTAAGCACCTTGCTATCAAGCCGGATTGTCGTATGCGTAACAATATCCTGATTGCCACCAAAGCCAGCCATTTCTTCACGGATAATTTTGCGAATCAAGCCTTCCGGCGCTTCAATGTTTCTACCGCTCTTCTGATCGCCCAAAATCGCCGCAAATGGCGCATTGGGGGGTATTACCGCTCCGGTCGCCAACATAGGAATCCGCCCAAAATTGACAGGCGGAATATTGAGCCCAAAAGTACCGCCACCCAACCAGTCAGGCATTGTGATACTGAGATTGTTCAAACCATTGATAACCCAGTTCAAACCACTTTCTATGCCACCGATCATGCTGTTTACTAAACCAATTATGCTATTGACCGCGCTCTTTATCGGACTAACAACGTTAGTATCAAACCATCCGGCAACCGTGCCCCAAACGTTTTTGACGCCTTCCCAAAGGTCAGTAAAATACCCACCTACGGTTTCCTTCAAACCACCAAAGAAGCCGCTTATAGGCTGAATCACAGTCGTATCAAACCAGGTAGAAACTGCATTCCAAACGCCCTTTACGTCTTCCAAAAGATTGCTGAAATATTCTTTCCCTTTATCCCATAACCCTTTGAAAAAGCCAACAATCGGGTCAGTAACTTTCTCTTTGAACCAATCCTTCGCGCCTTGCCATTTCTCTTTTACTGAGTCCCAAACACCTGTAACTTTGAGTTTTATCGCGTCCCAATTCTCAGTAAAGAAATTCTTGATAGGTGTCAAAACTTTTTCATTGAACCAGTCTTTTGCGCCTTGCCATTTTTCTTTAATGCTTTCCCAAACCCCAATAGCTTTTTCTTTTACCCATTCATAAATTCCGCTTATAATTCCTGAATAAATACGCCAAAAGTCTTGTAAAAACACGCCAATTTTCGCAAATGCCTCTGCGAACCATTCCCCCACTTTGGGCAAGGTTTCTTTTAGCCAATCCCAGATATTCTTACCAATATTAGGAATATCCACCATAATCAACTTTATGAAAAAGGCGAGAATATCATCCAGTGCTTTTTTGACCGTTTCTTTCGGGTTTTCCCACAAGTCTGAGAAAAACTGCCCAACTCCCTTAAAGAAACCTACAATCGGGTCAATTACTTTTTCTTTGAACCATGTTGATACTGAGCCCCAAACATTCTTTATCCCGTCCCAAAGACCTACAAACCAGCCCTTGATTTTCTCTAAAATTTCTCTGACTTTATTTGCTTTTTCTTGCAAACCCTCATCAATTGGCATTTCTACCCATTGCCCGCCCCCACCAGAACCACCACCGCCCCCAGTATCAGGTGTTTTAGGTTCTTTTTCCTGCTGTAATACATTCAATTTGTCGAAACTTGCGGTTGCGCCTTTTGCCGCTTTTTCAGCCCGTTCCATATTGTCAGCATATTGACCGGATGAATTTGTAACATTACCGAGAGAGCTTGCCACATAAACCATGTAAGTAGATGCGCCGGTCAATGCTGCCAAAAACGCACCAGCCGCATTAGCCGCTCGTGTTAACCAGTCTACAACTTGCATAATCACCGGAAGAAGCATATTGAACAATGGCATAATTGCAGAATAAGCCGCGTTTTTGAGGTTCGCAAAAGCAAGGTTCAACCCTGCTAATTGGTCTTTGAAGCCATCCATTTTGGACATTTCTTTGAACATTTTGGAAAACACCGCACTAACAGCAACCCCAACTGCGACAACAGTCGCCGCGCCTACTGCCATACTTTTCCCAATCGTCTTTACAATATCGCCTAATTTTCTCGATACTGCCTTCATCCCCTCATTGATACCCTTTGTATCAAGTTGAGTCTTAATCCTTACTTCACCAGCGTAAGTTGTCATACTTCACCGCCTTCACTCAGTATTGCAAACAAATTAGCGTTCTCGTTTTCTTCAAAGTTCATATAATCGTCAAATTCCGGCAAGTCAAACGCATCGCCCATTTTTAAAGCGTGCTCTCGTTCCTCTTTTGTTGCATCGCCATTTTTTACACGCCGCCGAAGGTTCACTACTGAGCTAAACGCCGTTTCCGCCCCCAAGTCCATAAACAACGATAAAAACTGCCACCAGTGCAAGTTCGCTTTTTGAAGGTCGATATTGTGCGTTTGCTGAAACGCCGCATAGATTAGGCTCGCGTCCTTTTCAAACGAATACAACCTGTGATGATCCGCAAAGGGATTTTCGCCCTCGCTCTCTTTCCCGCCGTCAAGAAACTTAATTCCCAGCCTGACCGCCTCATTGACATCACTCGGTATATCGCTTTTGTATAACCTTTTCAGTAAGAGTATTGCCTTCTCATCCTCTGTCAAATCGCGGCTCTCGAAGTCCAGAATGCACGAAATACCGGTCTGAAAGTCCGTATTCAGCGGATATTCAACGCCGTCAATCTCAACGCAATCCGGCAATTCGTCAATCAGGATGTTCACGCTATTTCATCGCCTTTTTCTTGCCAGTCGGCTTATTCAATCGTTCCTCAATCTTTGCGTTACTTTTGGCTTCAAATTTCGTCAAAACGAAAGACAAAAAGGTCGTGAAACTTTCAAAATCAAAGCCATCCGCGAAAACCTTTGCGCTCGTTCCTTCGCCAAAAACATCATCAAGCCCCGCCATAAAATAATCAGCCAGCTCAACCATCAACGATACTGAGGCATCAACTTGTATAGGAAATCCGTTTTCATCCTCGCCTTCAATTGCATCAATCTCTGCGGTTTTCGCTTCGACTTCCTTTTGTTTTCGTGCCGCATCTTTCGCTAAACCAAATAAACGCGCTCGCAAATGCACGTCCTCAGTATTGAAGCGAATAACCCGCGCCTCATCATCGTCAACCATGATCTCAGTGCGCTTACTGAGTGTCAATTTTTCCATAATTCAATCCTTCCTGCCCCCGTATTACACGAGGGCATTAAGTTTTAATCGTCCGCTGTGAATATTCCGGTAACTGGCGCAAATGTGCCCTTCACCGGATCGCCCGCATCGTAAATTGTGTACTTGATCTTTGCGGTATTCGGCCCGCCTTCACCACCGATTGATTCAATTCCAATCGTGACTTTCACCTTTTCGGCCGGCCATTCCAGAACCGGTAATTGCTCAGTGCCCGTATTTACTGAGTCTTTATATGCCCAAACGTTCACCATCTCGGTTTGCAAATCTTCCAATGTTGCCATGTTAATCCGCATATTGTCGATATAATCAAATACCGCGTCACCTGGATAAACCACCCCCTCAACCGGCATTGACCGCTTATAACCTGTAATGTTAGTAATGGTGTTATCCATTGTGATGTCGGATATTTCTTCAGTAACAGGGTTGTAGGCGATTTCAGCTGATGTAACCTTGTAGCCTAAGCGGCTCCATACGGCAGTCGTTCCAGTCGTATGTGTATCCAGATAATGTCCAATTTTTGACCGTTTCGCTTGTGTTGCAGTCATAATATTTATTCCTTCCTATGAGCTCTTATTGCTCATACGTCAATTTGCAGAGAATCTGAAAGACCCCTGTCTTTTCCGCGCGCTCGATAATCGTTGCCGTGTCAAGCGCCTCAATTGCAATCGCGGTTTTGCCCGCGTCCAGAGTTGGCAAATTGCCCGCCTCTGTTTGTTCATCTAACCAGTCGGCAAATTCCTCGTAAAATTCGGCCGCGTAAAGCCCGCTATCATCTGCAAGTGTTTCAATCGCTCCAAAACCAAAGGGATATTCAACCGTTTTGCCGCCTACAATGTCCTCAGTAACTTGCTTTCCTGGAATCAGGAATACTGAGTAACTAAGCGGATTCGGATTCAGCATTTCAACCCATACCGGCCGGTCACTTTCCAGTTCCTGATAAGTCGCTAAGTAATCTTGAATTGCTTTGATGTCGCTCATTTGAAACCTTCACCTATCCGGCTTTTCGCGCCTAAAATAATACTTTCGCCGTAAATCTTCCATGCCCGCTCAAACCAGTACGGACCACCCAACGGATTAATGTTTTGCGTTGTTTTTCGATTCACCAAGTGATATTGCCGCCATGCATAAGGCGCGATCCATGCAACCTCGCCAGTTCCCGCCTCAGTACCCAAAATACCGCTTTTTATCAGCATTGAAGTTGCCTTTGGAGCAAACTTATTTGAAGTCCGCAATACTTCACTGTCAATGAAAACCTGCGCTTTGCTAAAACCTTTGTTCAACTTTGGAGCAAAATCAGGATTCCATTTCAGCTCAGCACTGCCATTAGCAGTTTGTTTCACCCAACCTCTCGGCGTTTCGATAAACTTAAGCACCTTCGCCATCACGCGCCCCCAAGTTGGATATGGCGCATTCCGGTATAACCATAGTCTTTCAAATCAACGCTCGTTATCTTTACTGAGTGAGGATACTTTTTCAGCAAATCGGTAATCTTGAAAGAGCCTGTAATCTCATCGGCTATAATGCCCTTCACCAGATAATCGCCGACTTTGAATCCATACTCAGTATCTGGAACGTAAATGCGCGCCTTGTCCGCTTCCATTGACCCCGACTTAATCACATTCGCGGCTTTACTTTCCTGCCACATTACACCTTGCACAATATGGCGCGTGTAAACCATTGTGTTACCACTTAATGAACCCTCATACCAAGTCATACTATGCGGCGCGTACATCAGGCGACACCTCGAAACATCAAGCCGCTAAGTTCAAGATAACGCTCAATCGCTCCGGCGATATCCGCGCTCATTGAATCCCGCCTTTTTTCAGTATCTACGAATTGCACGGAGTGATCGCCAACCTTCTCGCTCGCGACAACCGGACTAATGCCAGCTGATACTGAGTAAGAAAACATCACTTCCGCAACCTCGCAAGTCGCCATTCTGATTTTCTCAATCAGTTCCGCATTATCCTCAGCGCCAATCACCACCCTCGCGCGGTTCAATGTCCGCCGGTCAACTTCAAAAGCCGCCTTCGCCTCTAATCGGTCAAAGTCAGATTCAGGGATGGAATTGCCCCGATATTCATTCATGTAAAATTCGTAGTCCGCGAATGCCATCCCTAACCTCTTTCTTAGCCAATCAAATCAGCTGTGATGGTGATGTATTTCACCGCAACAGCAGCGGAACTTACAAAGTCAACGATTTCTAAAATATCGCCAACGGCGGTAGAAGGAGCGGTTGAAACTGCGGTAAAGCCGGTATCATTCTGACCATATACAACCCGAGTAGCCGGATTTTTGCGATACTTAGCGGTACCAGTAGCAGTAACCGTAATAGCGGTTTTGCCGGAAGCGCCAGCAGCAGCCGAAGCAGTCAAAGCAGCAGGGGAGTAAATCACCTGAACGGCGGCGGCGCGCGTAACCTTGTGAGCGTAAACCATGCGCCCCTGAACGGCACTTGAACCGATATACTGATTAGTCAAGTCTTTCACGGCGACAGGAACGCTCCATTCATTCACGCGGGTTGCCCAGCGTGGGTGTCCACAAATACAAGACAATCCAGGAGTGGCATCATTCCATTCGTAGACCGTAAAACCGGCAATCTTACCAATCGCGCCAGATTGAACAACGGCATCGCCTAAGTCCGAAGCCTTGATAAACTCCGGCGATTTCAAAAGCAATGCGAAAAAGTCGGGCGTAACAAGCGCATAACGTTGAGTAAGGGGGATGTTAGCCTTGCTCATTTTAGTGCGAATGTCCACCATTGCAGAATAAACGTTATCCTTTGAAATCAGCGCAACGTTATTAGTTGTGCCGGACGTCAACAGCTCAGTACCGCCATCGTTATCAAGCTGCGCGCCCAACGAATAAGCGGCACTATCCAAGCGGTCTGCAACCAAGCTGTCGGGAACTCCGGCGGCTTCATAGCCATCGATTAGTTCATTGACAGCCTTGTCTTTGTTGACCAGCACGTCAAGATAAGTGGTTGCGCCTTGTGAAATAGCCTTGCCGGTTGCAACATCATAATCGCCAACGGCGACTTCTGTATCGCGCACTGGGATACGAACCTTGCCAGCGGTAGGATCGCCTTCATAATCGTTGTTAAAAACAACTCCATCGCGCAAAACCAACTCCGCGCGAAGTTTAGCAAGTACAAGCTTAGAATATCTATCTTGTGTTTCATGTGTTTTAGCCATTTTATTTCCTCATTTCAATTCAATTTCAATCCTGGGTTGCGCCTCATAAATGCTTCTTCAACACCTGAGATTTTTTCACCACCAGCAGGATTATGTTTCACCCCGTCAACGGGTTTCGTTTCGGGCTCAGTAAATTTCTTGTTCTCAGTAAGGAACGCTTTCAAATTCTCGCTAAAATCGCCGTCAAGTTTGCCGACTTTGAACATCACATAATCCACATCATCCGGCTTTACGCCCGACAAAATGATTGCTTTTTCGCGTTCAAGCGTCGTTGCCTTTGCTTCAGCCGCTTGCAGAGCCTTTTCGCGCTCCGCCGCCTTTTCAGCTTCCGTTTGCTGAGATTTTTTCCATTCACGATAGGCATCCAAGTCCTCTTTTGAGGGTTGCTTTTTGCGCTCTCGCGCAAGACGGTCATTGATGATTTCGTCAAGTTCTGCCTGTGTAAATGTCTTTTCCGGTTTATCCGTATTTAATTCTTCCGCATTACCCTGCGTAACTTCCTGAGTATCCTCAGTATTGGGGTTTAATTCGTCTCCCATGATGGTATTCCTTTCCGTTTATTGCTCGTCAGCATTTATTCTTATGTTAGGAAATGGGAAGTTAAAACAAAAAAGCCCAAGACAAGGCTACTATCGCAAGTAACATGTCTTGGGCGGTAAACTCCAAATTCCCGTATTAAACTGTAACTACATTATATCATAATTTTAGAAATGCAAATCATTTGTTTCCTATTCCCCGCTCCCTGTTTCCTTTTTCCTGTTTCCTGATTAACGCACACCGCCCCAGTGGGGGTCTGAGGCGGGGCTGACAAGCGGCGGGGGCTTTTTGTCGTTTATTAGCTTAATAGCTAAACTTGATTCGCACTTTTAGTATACGAGTTCAATATCTATTTGTCAAATCGAATTTTAAGCTATGCCCCTGGGGAGAGTTGCACTCCCATCTTCAAGATTGCGAATCAAGTACTCTGTCTATTAAGCTACAGGGGCATACAACTATTTTACTTGCTCACCCCATCCTTCGCAAGATTTAATTTGCAATCCCTTACTCAGTATGCTATACTATTATCAGGTTCTGAGGTGGGAAGCCACTCCCCACAGGTCGAAAGATTACAGATGCCCAGGTCGTGCAGGGTGTACGGGACTCAAAAAGGCTGAAAGGCCTTTTATTTTTTCACTTTTATGTAAATTCCCCGCAAACTACCATCCTTTTTGAACATTTCTTTGTAACGCTTTGGGTGAATTGTTGTTATTTGGTGAAATCCTGACCTATCCTTTGAGAGTGATATTGCAACAACCATATAATCCCACCCCTCATTTCCCGGATTTGTAACTCTAACTATATTCGTCAACGAATAATGTCCATTCTTACGTTGTCTAATTATATTCTCAATAATCTCTGGATTACTTATTGCCCTGATAAAATCTGACGTATTATTTTCAAGCCAATTAAATCTTTTTGAATGTAACTCGTCACTTTTCAAATGTTTAGCTGCAAACTCATTATAAACAACCGGTAAATCGACGGCATACTCTCTTCCTGGCTCAGTATCAGGGTAATAATTCATTTGATCCCCGAAATTTGTAACAACTTGCTCTTTTTCGCTCTTGAAATCAATCATTGTTGGTTTCGGTTTCACATCCGGCACTTCAAACCCCTTTACACCCACCGGTCTAAACCCGCTCACAGCCGCGCGATCTAAAGCTGGTGGCGTTTTGAATAAAGTCGTAATTTGGTTATATTTATCCTTCAACTGGTTCAATCGCAGCTGCTCCACCTTCTGCGTCAAATCATCGCCAGCCGCCTTTGCCAAAATCGCGCGGTCTTTGCTCTTTCGCATTTCAGTTTCAATTTTTCTTTGCAATTGAGTGGCTTCATAGGCGGTATATTCTTTGCCCTCAAAAACCCGCTTCTCTGTTGAGTTTGCTATCATCGCTTGCCGCTCATCCTCAGTATACAGAGGTGAAGATACACCTAACAAAATGGGGTAATATGTATGCCTGCAATTATGTGTTATAATTCCATTAGCCGAATACCATTCACCTTCGGTGTGGAGATTATAAACATGGCCAACAAAACTCTTTTTCTCGATGAGGACAATATTGTCAAGTTGTTTCAACAAGGATGGACAATGCAGGAACTCGCTAATGCTAATGGGTGCAGTCTCCATGCTATTCAAGACCGGCTTTCCAAGAGCGGTATTGATACATCCAGAGGCTGGAGAAATAAACTCGCTCGAAATTCCAATTACTCTCCTCAGGATATTCTTGATATGTACAATAGTGGAATGTGGAAAAAAGATATTGCCAAAAAAATTGGATGTCTTTCTGAAGGGAAAATCGGCACTATTCTTGAAGAATTGGGAGTTCCTAAAGCGGCAACCAGATCGGAGTCCATGTCTAATAGACTTGAACGAATGACGCCCGAAGAACGTTCTAATCTTACTGAAGCTGCGCACAACAAAGTTAGAGGAATGAAGTGGAGTAACGATAGCCTTATCCGTGGAGCGCTTGGTAAAGAGAAAGCTGCTCGAATGGACAGTATTTCCGAGAAGGTTCTCTACGACGCTCTTGTCAAAAAAGGCATCACCCCCATCATTCAAAAAGCCTTTTGGAAGTACAATGTCGACTTCCTCATTGGCAATCTCGCCGTGGAAGTCACAGGCGCCAGCAGGCTCCCTGAATTGCATCCCTACTTTACTGAGCGCCTCAAATACCTCTTGAATAGTGGGCTCGCTGTTGTGTATATCTGGACAAGAATTAGATATTTCCCTACTGAAAACGCCGTTGATAACATTATCTCCCTCTCTGAGCAAGCCAGCAGAGACCCATCCATTCTCGGTAAGTATTGGGTGATTAGGTGTGACGGAAAGACGCTTGCCACTGGCAGTGCTAATGACAACGATTTCACCAGCATACTTTCGTCGAAAGGCTGCTTTAATTTTCGGAGTGATAAGTCGGGTATCTCCTAAAACACAATTCCACATTCCAAACTCTCGCGGCAAATTCTCTTGAATATCATCAAACTCCGCCTTGCTGAATTGCCGCCCCTGAAATGGTAAGTGATCCGGCGCGCAAAGGTTATGAGCGTCAATTTCTACCCCGTCCGCCCCAAATTCCTCACCCGTTTGCCGCGCGATTTCATGCGCAATCTCTTTCACCCCATCAATAACATTTTGCCGCATGGCACTGTCAAGACGGCGGGAGTAACCACTCTCATAATCCAAAACCCTGATGCCACTATCCGCCGTTTGCTTCAATGCTTGCCGGAATGCGGAATTATACGACTTTTGCCCCGTGGCAACCTCGGTAATGGCTTGATCAATGAGATCGTGATAATGTTGCTTGAAACCCTTATATGTTACTTTGCCATCAAGACCCAAAACACGAAACCCTATTGCGCCTGTATTACTGAGATTAGTAAATGTGCCTCGTGTTGTTACCGCAACTCCTTTGACGAAATTAACAATTGCGTTTTGATACTCAATTGGAATTTGCTCTAAACCCTTTGCCGCATAATACTTATTTGCGTTCTTATACGCTAATTTTGCCGCAGTGGTGTAAATTTCTTCAGCCGAATTTGCCGAACGCCCTAATTCGTTCAAAATCTCTCGGTATAACTTCTCTGCTTCTCTATCCGCCTCTCCCAAAACAGAAAAGCGGTCAAAACCACCGGTATTTGTAGCTTTGAGTATTCTTTTACCCAGCGCCTCTAAAATACGGGTATTGAGCCGCTCAAGTCCTGTGCCCGCTTCTTTTGCGATTTTATCTAACCATTTTAGGGTGAACATGCTTTACTCAGTATCATCGATTGGCGGCTCTGCTTCTACCACAACTTCCGGCTCCGGCTCGTCCATCAATGAGGATAATCCGCCCGACTCCGCCCTGATAACATTCAATGCTTTTACCGCATCCTCTGGACTTTCACCCATGAACCGCTCACGGTACTCTTGTTTTGAGCGCAAGCCCTGCGCAACTTCTTCCTGCCAAACCTTGCGCTCAGTATACTCGTCGACAATATAACTATCATCTGCAAGTACGCGGACTTCTACAGTGTCTTTCACTCCAGGCGCGCGCAAAATGTTCGCTCCAATCCAAATAACCGCTTCAATAATCTGCTTCAATGCCGACTCAATGCCAATCATCTCACGCGCGACATTGCGCACAAGCGTTTGTTTTGAGCCGGTATACTCAGTAGCCGTCTTGACCATGCCGTCCTCATCAAGTTTGTAAAAGCCCTTGCCCAAACCGATTTTGAAAGAGAAAATATCCAACATCCGCTGTACGCCGTTTGCATTTTCTTCAACACGTAACACAGGATTGTATTCTTCAAGTAAAGACTTGTCGCCGCGCAACTTGTCGCCCACATTGATAAACAACTGAGTGCCTGTCATTTGCGGCGCAAGGAATTTCCCTTCACCATCAACACTAAACAGGCTCGAGTTCATAAATACCATTTTGCGGCCCAACTGGAAGTCAACAATAAAGTTATCAAACGCCGAATCCAAGCCCAGCAAAACATCTTCATTGCCGTCCAGAATGCTCACGCCAAACGTCCCCGCTGATTCATAACGGTTAAATCCCGCCTTGCGGATTACTGAGAACCACGGCAAAGGTGAACCGGTTTTCACAGTCCGGCCATCATCAACAAGTTTGCCGTTTTCATCTATAACCAAATACTTAATCGTGTAAAAGCCGTTTTCTAACAAATGCACTGATACATTCTGGAACTTCTTGCCATCCTCAGTAAAATCGCTTACAAATGCCACTTCTTTGATAATGCCATTGCGATGAGAAATCGGGATAATCTGATCGCCGCTTAGGAAGTTCATGCCAACCTCACGCGCATTGATTAATTCACCCGTATCAACAACCGCTTCTCCGCCCTCGATATAAACCTCAAATGCCGCCGTTCCAGCCCAGCGTGAAGCAACAATCAACTCATTAGCATTGCGCCGGAAGTCATTATCACCCAGCACTCCGCCGCGCCCATCTTCACCCTGCAACCATTCCTCAGTATCTGTATCATTCAGCTCAAACTTTGTCAGCTCATTGAGCAATAACGAGGCCCAATCCTCACAGGCGCGCTTGAACATATCCGTCCGGCGACGTTTGATTTTTGCCGTCTTATTATTCACAACATCAACGGTCATCGAATACTCGTAAAAGCCCTTAACATTGCCGTCCAACCAGCCGCGCCATTCGTCAATTTTTGCATACATTACTGAGGGCGATACCTTGCGCCCAAATTCCTTATTGATAATCTCGATTACTTTATTCTGATCCATATTTTTACCTTACTCCCAGCTCGTCAATAAACACTTCCCAGCTATATTCCCAAGCGTCCGCAATGTCCGCAACATCAGGGTCATTGTCAAGCCGCGTGTCTTCGGCCTTTTTCTCATCCCAAATCTGATTGCTTAGACTATGTATCAACAACGGGCAACAATCCATAATCGCCATTCGGTTTTGATTCAACAACTTCTCTTGTGCATAAATTCGGGCATTAATTTGTTCTTTATCCGCCATCACCGCGCTAACAGGCAAACCCGCCTTATGAAGCGCCGCATTAATACCATTCGCGATTGTTTCAGGGTGGTCACAAAATGCATAAGTATGCCGTACATCAGGATAAGCCGCCATGCATTCCTTCACAAAATCCACAAACTCACGCTCGATTTTATCCGGTGATATGCCCTTACTCAGTAGTTTGCGCTCTCGTAAGGCGACAACCCCTCGCGCGTTCCGTCTGATGCCCGCGCAAACAAACACCGTGTGACTTTTATTTTCCCCAAAGTCAATACCATAAGTAATATATTTCATATCATTAGGCGGCTCTTTGATTATCCATTTATTCGGTTCATCTGCAAATTGCCCAAAAATAAGCCCCTCGGCAATTACCCTTTGCCCCAAAATATCGCGCTTGTACCATACTGAGTTAGGGTTATATAAAGCCTTAATCTCATCGCGCCGTTGCTCAGTAATAGAATAATTGTCGTCAAGTGTGAAATGCTGATATTGATACCCTTCAAGCCCCTGAGTCCGGTATAAGTCGATGTAATCAGAATAAATCTTATGGTTTGGATTACAGGGGTTCAAGTCCCATAAAGTCAGGGGATCTATTGCCGCCGCTTGACGACCAAGCGCAACTTTGACGAAACTAACGCGGCTATCGCCACTGTCAAAATGCTCATTGATTTCCGTTGCAATCCAAATGCCGTAAGAGTTACCCAGAATCCGCTTATAACTGTCCGCCTTTGCCCCGCCGGCAAAAATAACAATCTTTTCCCCCGTTTGCGTTTGGATATAAAGCGCCTCATTGTCCCGATATTTTCCCCATCGACAACGACCGCGGAATAAAGCCTCAAGCCCAAAGCCATTACAAACACCGATATTCAGCTTTGCATTTGCAAGTGTCGAACCGCTCGCAAGGTGAATCTTATCCGCGCAAACTTCCAATCGCGCCGCCATGATAATACAGTGATCTATCGTTTTGCCGCTATTGTGATTAATTATCCCATTGGCTAAAAAGTTCTCAAAACCTGGCACGTGAAGGTCATAATAATAATCGTATTTCTTATACACTATTGACACTATTTCATCATAAAGGAGTGTATAATTAGGGTATACTATTTTATTGCCCCTTAAAGGGGACACTTCACATGGGAAACTATCATTATTCAGAAGATGATCTAAATAAGATTCGGGAACTTGCCGCTGAAGGTATGACAGCGATTGAGATTGGAGAAGCTCTAAATCGGACTGCGAGAGGCATTCGTAAGACTTGCCGCCGCTATGATATTCCTCTGCTTTATCGCTCGAATGGGACAATGCACCCTCGTTTTTGTGGCGAAGGGTCTCGTCTATGGAAACAGGGTTATACGATTGATAAAGACGGCTATCGTTTAATGCATACTCCTGACCACCCTTTCGCAAATACAAGCGGTTATGTTCGTGAACATCGTCTTGTAATGGAACAAGTTCTTGAGCGTTATCTAACTCCGTTAGAAGTTGTTCATCATATTGACGGGAATAAGCTAAATAATTCTCCTGAGAATTTGGAACTTTTTTCAAAGAACTCTGAACATCTTCGGGTTGAACTTTCTGGACGTTGCCCAAAATGGACGCCTGAGGGGATTCTCGCAATTCAAGCAGGCGTTGATAAAATTCGCAAGAAAGAACCTTTGAGAAAGAACCGCCGTGAATATGTTCGGAAATGGGCTGCCAACCGTCGGGCGTCAAAAGCCGATGACCTTCGGAAACAACGATCTTCTTCCCAGACTTCAGAATAACTTCAAATAGTTTTACCTTTTTGAATCTGTAAGCCTTTGAAGCCTTAGCAATTACCAGCTTTTCGCCATCAAAAGCGTATACATGCCCGCCCTGATAATCGCGCGCTTTTATATGCTCATTTTTCACAGGATCATAAATCAAAGTATCACCATCGATACATCGTATTGCGCCCTCGGCTACCGACATGCGCGCATTAATACCCGCTTCGATATAATCCGCATGTTTTCGCGACAATGGCGCAAAGGGAATAGACCGCTCTAAAATCATTCTTCCTCAGTATCAGAACGCGCATCTTTGGCATTATTAATCAAATCAACTAACGCCGACAAATCCTCGACCTTATCTTGATTTTCAGAAGCCGGCGCATTTTCCATTTTCAAGAAGCGACCCAAAAGCTCAAGCGCACGTTGCTTGTCGTACAATTCCAAAACAGGCGTTCCATGTCGAGTATAAGAAATCTTTTTGATAACATCGCCGCTGTCTTGTACGACCCTTTCCCAGTTGACTTCCGCCTTTTTCGTTTTTGGGTCATAGGTTAGAAAATCGCCCAAATTCGACCTTGCCTGTTTCGTCAACCGGATCAACACCTCATCAGCTGATGCCCCAATCTCTTTAATGCGCTGATTAACCAATTCGGCAATGTCAGGATATTGCAACAAACGCCAACCGGCTTTTTGCGGCGATTTATAACCCGCTTTTTCAGCCGCCTCGCGTGCGTTCCAACTAATTAGGTAAAATTCGACAAATGCGCGCTGTTTTGGACCAAGTCCCATTTCACACCCTTGCCTTCCAAATGCAGACGGTTCTCAGTATCAAACGTGTGTAATACCAAAGGCACTCACGCCCGCCTTCAAAATCAGTCCACATCTCCGCATCCATTCATAGCGTCCAAACGCGCGGTCAGTTCGGCAACTTGTTTCTGCAATTCAAGAACCTTAGCGTCCTTACGCGCAAGGGCTTTCGTCAACTTCTCGACCTGTGAGGTCAATTCTATATTTTCCCGCTTTAGCTTTTCGATAGTGACCTCGCGATTCTCAATCTCACATTCTAAATTGTCAATTTTGCCCTCAAGCGCTGCGACTTTGTCATCAAGTGTCTTTAGTCTTTTTTCATAAAGCGCGGATAATGTGGCGGCAGCCTGAACCTGTGAATTGTCACAATCGTTCTCAATCTGCTTGGCTTCGTTCCTCACTCTTGCCCGGTCAACAAAATAAACCAAAACCGCGGCAATCGTCCCGCCTTGCAAAAGCGTGCTGATTACGGCTTGCCAGTCCACGACTACCCCAAACCATCATTTGGGTTTGAAGCGTTTCTGATCGCGTTATAAACACCACTCGCAGTAATGCCAAGTGCCAAGCCATAAATGGCCGCCCCGAACCAACCAACAAACCCAACCGGAACGCCTAAGCTAATCTGATAAAGCACGCCGATAACCAAGCCGATTGCCATGCTGATACCAGTTAACAACTTGCCCGAAGCTCCAAAGGTCTTAGTTAATTCAACTAATCCCATCACAACAAAAAACAAAGGCACTCCACTTACAATTTCATTCCATTCCATCATTCACCTCTAAGTAATTAAATTAAAAAGCCCGAAGCAAGGCCATTATTTCAAATGACATATACTTCGGGTGGAAAGTCCGATAATCCATATTCGGTTGTAAACATTATAACACAAAATCAAGCGACTTTTTTGCGCTCCAACACTCTTTTGATCAACCGCTCCAACCTCAAATCAGACGTGGCAAAAACAAACGCACTTCCGCATTGCTTACAATTCCCCTGCATTTGCCGAACAATCGCGCCCCCGCAATCCAGGAAGATAATATCGTCAATATAATACTCTCGCCCTATCTCATTACCGCACTTTGCGCACTTTACAATTTCGCTCATAGTTCCTCACTCCACATGTTCTCAATCTTCCAACCCAGGCGATCACATTCTTTATCCGCAATAATCCGGCAACCCCTAATGTCCGGCCCGCATACTTCAAAATATTCCTGCGCAATGTCATTGACAACTCGGTATCTGCAAGGGCGCAACCTCATCCGCAACCCCTCAATAATTTGACCCAAAAAAGCCTTTTGTTTTTTCATATCTTCTCTCCCAAAATCCGGATCGCGTCCGAATTGCTAATATTATTTAGCCTTGCATACAAGTTGATTACATCCATTACCTTGATATTGCATTTCCGGCATCCACCTACCTTTTTTTGCGCGTCAAACCAAAATGACGGGCTTTTATCGTCGTGAAATGGACAATGGGCTATAAACCACCTACCATTCCGGTCACTTTTCCTCACTCCCTTGAGCAAATCAAGCATTGAAAACCGCTCTTTAATCGCCCGAAGATTATAATTTTGCGCATTATCTGCTTCATCAAAGGGATCTGAATAGTATGGAATTGATACATTTAGAGTGTTATACTGAGTACTTTGCTCTGGCTCCGGAATGTAAAACTCCGGTAAAACATCGGATAAAGCGTTTACACTCAGTATTGGAGCGCTATTCATTGCCCGATAAACAAATCCACTCGGATGCACACTTGGCGGCGCAAGCACATATCCTCGTTCCGCTTTTACGTCCAGTAAATCATTGTGCGCATTCTTTGCCGCTTCTTGCGTTTTGATGTAAACATGCACGCCGCGCCGCGTCTTGACCATATAAGTGCCTTGCGGATATTTTGCGCTAAACTCAGTATGCCAATAATCGAATACTTCCTGAACATCAAAGTCGATAACTACTAATCCATTGCCAACCACAACGCCAAGGTTTCGCATGGGTGAATAAAACCAGTTTTTGAGCTCAGTATCGGTAGGTAAATGCGCTTGGTAATACTCCCATTCCACCATTGCCCGCTTGCTTTGATACACAACTGGTAAAACCGGAAAACCGAACTCAAAAACCCATTTTTTTGCCTGGTTAAACGCCTCGTTCATTTTTGCCTCTTTTCCTCGTTGAAAACCGGTTTAACTGTTACCCCCCCTTAAAGGGGTGGGGTAAACTGGTTAAACACTTTGCCCGTTTTCCTAAACGGTTATTGGGCGAACTGGTTAAACTGGTTAAACTAAGGCTTGATTTCATAAAATTTTGCATTGTACGCTCCGGTTGATTCAATGATTTTTCCTTCTTTTACTACCTTTATTAGCGCGGCATTGAAGTTAGGGCGATGTCCACCCACATAGGAATAAAGCATTGATGTATTGCATTTGCCATAAGTGTTTAATGCATCAATGATTTGGCTACCGATGTTGATTAATATTTGTTGTTGATTATTAATCTTCACACCTGCGCTGTTATAAAACCTTGCCGTTTCCAGTTCATCAGAAACAGGGTCAACAGTGTAAGTCCAGCGCGCGCTGAATGCTTCAATGGGTTTGCGCCGCGCCTTCTCGTTCTCAATTTCGATAGTGTCAGAGTGCCCGTCCCGCTTCACGCGAAAGACATAATCAACGCCGCCTTCAATGGAACTATGCCCGCGCAAAGCGTTTCCTGCCCGCCCTGCATTCACCTTGTTACTGTGAGAAATAAGCGCCATTGTCGCGTCAAGAACTTCCGACATTTTGCGCAAGTTGTACATAACAGTGTCCATTTCGGAACTGTTTTCGTCTTTGACGCGCGCCGCTCTCAGTAAGGTGTCGATGATAACAAACGGCTTGACGAGCCCTGTAGACGCGATAAAGGCGGTCAAATCTGTCATTGCGCGCTCATTGACCGCTTTAATCGAAGGGTAAGGCATGTAATAAAATGGCGCTCCGGCATCCGCGCCATATACTGAGCCAATTGCCCGCATGCGCTCCTCAACCACGTCTTCGCCGTTGTCAATATCTATCCAAACAATTGGCGATTGAACGCATTTGCGCCCCAATACTGTTGGGTTGGGTGGCATATCCGGCAACCAGGGCACGCCCAAAGCCACCGCCATAGCCATGTCCATAACTAACAGTGATTTCAGGCTGCCTGGATAACCATACCAAATTGATACTGAGCCTTGTTGCAGCACCTTATCAACCAAATAGCCGACTTTTGGCTTTGGAACGAGCGCATCCGCATAGGATTTGATTGCGTAAGACGCCACGATTTCAACCCTTTAACAATAATCGTTCAATATGCGAGGCTAAGAGATTGGCTTTTTCTGCTAATACTGTTTTTCCGCCGCTTTTTTCAGCCAGGCAGGCAAGGAACTCACGCCCCCTGCGATCGCTTTCCGGCCCAACAAAGATCGTATTGATAACCCCCTGATATTGAGTTGCAACTTTAAGCGCCGCTCTTTCATCGTCTGGGTAGCCATCCGAGATTACAAAAAAGGTCATGCCCGGCAGATCGTACTGTTTGGCGAAACGCAATGCGCCGTCAAGATTAGTTGATCCGCCCTCATAGAATGGCACGCCGCCTAAACATAATTGTGCGTTCGTGCTGAAACTGATTAATAAAATTTTGCCTGGGTTATTAGCTTGCAGATTGCTTAATTCCTCGCAGGCTACGTCATAACGGCTTTTGCCGCCCCGCGCGTGTTCACTCATTGAGCCGGACGTGTCAACGATTACAACGCTCTCAATGTCCATAAATGCCAGCGCCATAGGTTTGCCGGCTTCGATAACCGCCGATAGCGAACCTGGGATTATTGCAGTATTTCTTGATTTCATGTGCTACCTCTCTTTTTTGTGTTCTATACTGAGTAACGATTGTTATGGTGTTACTTCATTCGTCATTACATCTATAAACCGTGTAAGTTTCACTGCAAACTCCGCGGACGCTATCGGCCCCATATTACGGAGATTGATATATTCAACTAAATGCATAAAGGCATAATTTGCCCTTACTTTCGTGTCGGTGTCAAATTCCGCATAATAAATATCCGCGACATATTGTTGTTCGTCATTTTTCGCGGTATCTAATACAGCTTCAAGTTTAGTTTTCATCATTTAGTACCCAATCATATAAGCGTGTCTTGGCATTTTGCATTACTGAGTATTGACTTGCAAAGTCCTCACTTGTCGCCATAGCGTTCAGATAATCATCTCTCGCGTCAAGAAAACTGTATAGTAAGTCCTCAAATTCAAGGGGCTTATCCATGTGTGCGCCGTCTAATACTTTTGGATTAGTAGCTTCAAAATACTCAAATATCGCCTTTTTTGCGGCTTGTTGAGCGTCCGTCATTTTCAGAAAATTGGTTTTCCCATAGCCATAGGCTTTCAAAACTGCGTCCTTATAATCCTCTAACAGGTCATCAAGTTTGGCTTTTTGATGTTCGTTCATGATTGTCCTTTCAAAATCGTCTCGACAAGGTCGGCAAGTCCACGGAGTTCGGAAGGGGATAGGCGTGTTCTTGCAACAACGTAAACGTCTTTGTCGTTCCCGAATGTTATGCCACCGATAAATTCGTTTTCTCGATAGATTACATAGCCTTCGCTTTTACCCACTTGCTTTATCGTAAACTTACTTCCCAACTTACTACAATTTGTAGTCGGTTCAACTGGTTCATACTGTACAGCTTCAATCACAATTGGTTTTTTGCGATACTGTTTCATTCCTGCTCCTTTCCAAATTGTTTATACAAATCTTCATATGTTAGTTTTGGCGATAAAGACTCCGCCCAAATCATCAGGTCTAATACTTGCTTTGGCGTGAAACCTTGCCCTACATCGCCATGTTGATAATCAGGGTGTTCAAATAACCGCTCGCTCCCATTCTTGAATACTGCCACTTCTGCGTCTGGGCAAGTAAGAATGTAAACATCTTCTACTGCGTGGTTTATATAATTTTCGCAATAGTTGTGAAGCCCAAACTGAACTGATACCGTCCAGCCGTTAGCAAATTCCATCTGGAAGCCCTTGCTTTTAATCGCTTTGAATTGTGCCATCATTGCTCCTTCCACGGGCGGATTTCTGCATAGGCGAGGACGTCAGAAAGAGGCTCTCCGGTTTCATCATCGCGCCAGCCATAATATTCCCACATTGAATAGTTCTTGTCTACAAGCCATACGTTTTTATCGTAAACCAAATTGCCTTCAATGTCTTGTGCCGCCACCCAGTATTCACCTGCCACTTCTGGCTCACCAGTTTTCCAATCGTACTTTTCAAGTTCTGTTTTTAGCCTTTCGTTCTCGGCTTTCAGTTCGGCGTTTTCCTCTCTCAAATATTCCGTGCCATCACCCCACGGATTATCAGATAGACATCGCAACTTCATTTGGTCGTCAATACGTCCGCCTGTGTTCCATGCGCTTCTCATCATTCACCTTCCTTTTGCACTTCTCATTTCAACCCCAAATCGTCAGCCCTATGACTGGTCAGCGCAAAGTCTATTATTGCAGCACGTGCCTTTTGGAAATCAGGGTCATCACAACTCAATGCGCAAAAATGCGCTGCAATCTGAGCAGCTATTTTCCTGTCAACAACCATGCCCCTACTCCCGCACCATAATGGCAGGCATGAATAATCAAGGTAAGCATATCGCAGGTCAGCATATTGCAGGTCAGCATTTCGCAGGTCAGCATATTGCAGGTCAGCATATTGCAGGTAAGCATTTCGCAGGTCAGCATATTGCAGGTAAGCATTTCGCAGGTCAGCATTTCGCAGGTCAGCATATTGCAGGTAAGCATTTCGCAGGTCAGCATTTCGCAGGTCAGCATTTTGCAGGTCAGCATATTGCAGGTTGACACGTTCCCCGCCTTCGTGGTTTAGCCATAGTTTGTGATTCTTTAAAATTGTTTCAAGTTCTTCTCGTTTCATCATTCACATCTCCTTATCACAATATCCCCATCACCATAGCCACAATTGCACATAAGCCGCAAAGTCCAGCTATTAGCAGGCAGACAACTAACAGGCAACAAGTGGGCGGCGTGGGGTCGGGGTTATGAGGCATTAATGCCGCCTGTCAAGATGTTTTGAAGTTCCTCAATGTGAGTGAGGACTCTATCCAATAAATCTGCAAGTTTGATTTTTTGTTTGGCGTCCAGATTGTCAGGGTCTATCGCGGCAATATCAATCATTTCTCGAAGCTCTCGCACTTGTTTCTCTGTATACCAATCCTTTGGCTCCAACTGATTATCGGCAATAAATTCCTCAAAGCCTTTTTCGTCTTTGCAAACCAATTCATCGCCAAAATCTACCAAAACATCATCTTTTGCGATTTTGTAAAATCCGCTGTCAACTTCAATCGTCAACTGATAATCACCGTCCACCCAGCGCACTCTGATTTCCTGTGATTTCGCAAACTGCATGACCTCACGAAAATTCGTGCCATCGAAAATACAGTAAGGCACTTCATCAGTAATTACTCTGCGTTTCTTTATCGTTCCTTTTGTTTCCAATTCAAATCCTTTCACTATACCCACATCTCATTAGGCGCTTTAGCGTCCTTTTCCCAACTGGTTACAAGCGTTTGCCCCTGCTCATTTTTCCAATCTTCCCATGCAAAGATTTTGCTCACTTCAAGCCGCCCCAGTTTTTCAACCCCCTCAACCATTACCAAGCCGCAACGCAGCGGCGCTCTATACTGAGTATCAGCAGATAATAAATTGCGAATTTCCTGCTTTTCTTGCGCACGTAATTGCCGTTCCTGTTTCGCTTGCAGTTCAAGCCCGATGTCATACCGTGCCCGTTTTGTAGGCTCACTCAACGCATCATAGGCATTTTTTATCTCTATAAAGCGCTCCCCCGCGTCTGGCTCTTTGCAATGGTCAGGATGCCATTGAAGCGCCATGCGGCGAAACGCCTGTTTTAGCTCATCACCAGTAGCATTCTTTTTAATTCCCAATATCGTATATAGCGTTTCTATTCGTCGCTTGCCGCCTTGCTCCATTCCGCCCCCCACATACTGAGCAAAGCCGCGCTGTCTTTTTTCGCTTTTGAAGCGATATATTTCTCCGTAGTGTTATGAAAGGCGCTTCCAAACGCTAAAGCCGGTGAAGATTGCGTTTGCTCTTTTGCAATATACTTGCGCCGCCATGCTTCAGGGCAATCGAGATACATAGATATTGAGGAATAAGAGAGGTGCTGAATGTCGTTAGCCATTATGCCACCTGCAACTTTTCAACGGTCGCTCTTATTTCCTCGTCATTCGCCGGAATTTTGCCCTCATTGGCAGCCATGATCGCTTCAGCAGAGTAATCCTTCAGCAGATCATTCAGCGTGATCGTCTGAACAGGTGCTTCAAGTTCCGGCTTTGCGTCAATTACCTTTTCAAAGTTGCCTTCCGCATCAACTGATACTGAGCTAAACGCTTCTGGTGCTTTCAAAAAGGTGGTCAAACCGCCGGTAATATCAGGGCAAACCACGTCGGCAGCGTAACCAATTGCGCGCCAGGTGCACATGTTTTTCGGATATTTTTCCCAGTTACCATAGCCGCGTTTGCCGCTGCCAGTTGGTGAACCTTCGGTTAATTGCGCTTTTTTGGCATCTTCAAGTGTAAAACGAGTGGTAAATTCAACCGGACCGCGCTTCATGTAACATTCGGCGCCGATATAATTACCGGCTTTATCGTACAAATCAGTCATTTTGAAAGCGTCTAAAACGCCCTGAGATTGGATTAGCGCCAAAGCGCCGCGAGGGCTTAATGAAGGCTTCCCGTCAATGACATGTAAAAATTCAAAACTGGCAGTAACACCAAGCCCGAGCTCATAACCTTTCAGCATGATCGCGACCGCTTGTTCTTTTGAAGCAACGCCAAAAAGCCGTGAACTAAACATTTCCGGCGCAATTTCTTTAAGCATTCCCCAAACATTTGGGGTTAATTCGCGGTTCTCTTTTAGAACCAATGCAGTATTTTCGTTATTTTGTTCCATTGTTAACTCCTTCTGGATTTTCTAAAAATTCGATTGTTTCAGCGTCAAGAAGATGTAATTCCTGACCCTCATTCAGCCCAAGTGCAAACCGAATGTTATTTTTCATTCCCGGTCCAATGCCCGGGATCTTGATTGATGACTGGAGCTCAGTACAGACGGCGATTGCCGCGCCGGCAGATCCGCAAAATTCTAACAAGCGCCCTACAGTTTCCTCGCCAATTCCAGGCAAGGCGCAAAGCGCTTGTTCCTGAAGTGACAAATGGTTGCCCATTCTCGCCGGTGGCACTTTCATTTCAGGCTTGCGAGAACGATTAGCAAGGCGGATTATTGCCGCCTCTAAATCATCATCGCCATTGCAGAAATGCACAAAAACGCCCAACTCCTGCATACTGAGTATTGCGCCTTGTACGTCGTTCCAGCGCCATCCGGTTTCGCGTCTTTCAACTACCACGTTGCCGTCTGCATTGCTTCGGATTTCACCGGTAACAAGCAAATAAGCCCATTTTCCGGCTTTTCGTTGTTCTTGCAATAAAGCGCCCTGAACAAACAAGCGCCCTTGCCCAAGCGTGCCTAAAAAGTCCTCTGGTGTCTTTCGCTCAACAACCAAGATTTCGTTATCTTCTGTTGACACCCAAAAATCGCCCGCTTCAAGCGTGGTAACAACAACAGGACAGCCGCCAAATTTCAGGCTTTTCACCCATTGCGGTTCTCGGCTGTCTATCATGACGGCTGTAATTCCCATTATTCAAATCCATTCTTTTTTACATCGGCGGCAAGTTGCATTAAGCCGTCTTTTTCACGTTCAAGCGCTAAATCGAGCGCTTCGTCATATGTCATGCCCTGCTCAATGGCATAAGGCGCAAAAACCTCAATCCGGATGTTATTCACCCAGTTTTGGCGTTTGCTTAGCTTTACTGAGAGTTCCATCGCTCCACCTCTTTTTCGATTAATTCAACGATTTCTGGCGATTGGACGGTAAACACCTTCGAGATTAAAGGCATTTGCGCAATTTGTCGCGCAAGCGCATCTTCAAAGGCTTGCCGGTTGCCGTTGTTATTGCGCCCTTCGTTGGCAATCAAAACCTTCGCAAAACTAAGCGCGGTCGATTTCTCATTGTCGTTAGGGGCGGCGTCGGCGTTGGTGGTCGCCTCGCTATACTCAGTATCAGCGGTTGCGCTGCCATTCCTTCGATTTCCGGCAAAAGCGGCAATACAGGCTTCTTCATTCGGATAAAGCTCCAAGAATTTGAAAGTCGGCCATTTTTCGCCGCTGTCAAGTCCGGTATCGCGGTCAAACTTTTTGCGTGTGCCTTCAATGCGTATAACCTTTACCCATTTGTCGTTTAGGTCGCGAAGTCCTTGCACCCCGATTGCCTTAATTGATGGATTAGTGATTGTTGTCCAGTCGCGATCAAACGAAAGCAGTTTTTGATAAATATCAAAGCTAATGTTTTGTTCGGCGATTGGAATAATTTGCAAGTAGATTTCAACGCGCCGCTTTTCCTCGTCATGGATTGTAGGGTCAAAAGGCACTGGTTTCATCTTGTTGCCGGGGAAGAAAAGATATTGCGCGTCCGCCTTGACCTGTCCGTAATATTCAAACGGTTGGGCTTTTGCGTTGTCTGCCTCGGCGAAAGGGTCGGGCATTACAATGGTAGTATTGTTGTCAGTCATTTTTTATCTCCTGTTAATGTGGTAAAATATTGGAAGTAGTTTGCGCCCATTTTCGGGCAATTACATGAGCCTCTTTTGCCAGAGGCTTTATTTATTTCTGATTAGTGGCAATCTCAATAAGCACCTCACTTTCTGCTTTATGCATGTTTTCTTTCGTGATTTGAATGTCTTCATAATTTGCCGATAGTTCGCACTTGATGGCATTTATTTCGCGTGCAATTTGCGCTTTTCGGTGTGGGTTTGGTTCTCGCTTTTGCCGAATAAGCAGTTGCTCATACTCAGTATTGAGAGCGCGGATATTTTCGCGGCAATTTTCAATGTAAGCAATAGCGTTGTTCATTTCCAATCTCCTCGTGCCAGCGGTTTGATAACGTGCTCCCAGAGCCAGTAAAGGGCGTAGGGCGCGATAAATAGAATGGTGATGATTAGGGCAAAATCTATGAGAATGTCGTTGTTCATCGTCTATACCTCTCTAACATCGCGGGATCACAATTCATGATTTTGCTAATATCCATGCCTTTTGGCACTTTGCGACCGGAACGCGCAATAAGTTCGTTGTCGGTGTAAAACTCCGAACAATATATTGCCCAATCGTTATAGCCGCCTTTTTTTGCCACCCAATAGAGAATTTCCTTAGTGTTGAACATGTTTATTCCCTTTGGGCTGTCAATGGTTTTCCCAGCGGCGAAAATAGTGCCATAGGGGATTTGATCAAATGCTTCTAATGTCCACATGTTTCACTCCTTTACTTCATATATCTTTTTGATTGACGCAATCTCATCATTTGATTTATTCAATTTCAACAATGCCTTCGCAATCAATCGGTACATCTCCGCCTGGTCAACTCTCACGTTCAGCAGCGTTTCTAACTCAGTAGATATTTCGTCATTTATCGCCTGTAAGTTCTCAAGGTGCCAAAACGTCTTATATCCGCCTTGCTTTGCCCGTTGCCTCTCGTTCATGTCGTTTTTGTGACCAGTTTTAGACATTTTCCCGACATTTCTCATTATTTAGTTACTTTGTCGGCGATACTTGGGTTATGAGAACTTGCTTTGGAAGATTTACGCTTTTCATACTCCTGCCTGATAATCCATGCTGTTTGATTGCCGATCGAACGCTTATCCTCGGTCGCAAGCTCTTTGATCATCTGCTCAATCCCAAAATCATTATTAATTTGGATCGTGTAGCTGGTGTTTGTTTCTGCCATATTTTGCCTTTCGTAAGAAAATTTACCAAAATGGTATATAGAATTACCAGTAGTATAGCAGGAGTTCTTTAGGATGTCAATAGAAAATACCAAATTGGTACACACGAGTTTTACCGAATCGGTTAATATATTTTTCATGGAAGGAAATTCGCAAATTGCTCAATTAATTCAAGCCGAAATGGACGCCCGCAATCTTGGGGTTAGACGAGCAGCGGCGGTTATTGGCATTTCTCACCCTACACTAATAAAGGCGTTGGAAGACGGCAAAATATCTTTTGAAACCGCGGTCTTATTATCAAAGTTTTTGCGAAGATCGCCGGAAGCAATTATGCGCATTGCCGGACTTTTACCCCATGTTTCTGCAAAAACAGAAAATCACGAAAAGTTTTTGTATCTCTTGAATCAACTCAATGAGATAGATCAAGAAACAGTAATGAACCTCATGCAGGTATTACTGAGTAAAAAATGAAAGTATAATAGGGTGCAAACATTATGAAAATTGGATTTCGTAAACCAGCATTCAAAAAAAGCATAGCCGTAGTATTGATTTCAACTGCAATAATTATCAACTCTTGCCAAAATGAAGTAAAGCTAACTGAGCTTAATCTTGTAGAAACGTCTGTGGCTGAAACTCTTGATAGTTATGGCTTTGTAGTTATGGCTGCCACACCTGGCCCAACGCGAACCAGTGTCCCCACTTTGGAGCCAAGAAACATTATAGAGTCGATAATTGATGACGTGCGATTAAATGAATACTGTAATCAGGAATTAGTTCCAGAAATAATCAAGAAATTTCGTTTGATTGATGAGGATTCCACCTTCTCAGGGTTAATGAAAAATGTAACATCAAAAATTAATAATCCTAAAATGTTCACATCAGAAGAAGAGCAGAAAACCGTACTTGAAGAATTGAAAAGGATCATTGACGAAGTCAATGCAATCAAAGTCCCGGAATGCCTGAAAACAGCTAAGATGAAAATTCTAATGGGTTATGAAGAAGTTCAAAAAGTAGCCAAACGAAATGATAGCAACTGGTTTCCTGATTTAATGGGAGCTGGCTTTATTGGGCAAAGTGGGCGTGATGAATTAACCCGAATAGAGCAGTGTTTACCTTCAGGTTGTAAATAACCACACCCTTAATACTGAGTAAAAACCTAATGCTTCTGTCTGATTATCCATATAAATTCAAGCCCAAAAATATCAAATCTAATTATGGTTTCGTGTGCGAATTTTTTAATTTTCATAGCTCCCTGCGATTTTGTTTGCGATTGATGTTTGAACGTTACCATTGATGATTGACTTTGCAGTGGCTATATTATAGAACATCAGTTCTAAATAATCAAGAGCAAAAATTATGATAAGAGTCTTGAAGGAAAAAATGGGCAAAATGGCGCGATTTTACTCGTTGAAACGCTTTGCGGTAAGGCAGGAGTCTGCAAAACTCTCATCATGGGTTCAATTCCCATCGTCGCCTCTTATAGTTCTTACATATAGCGGTATTTCCCAGAAGTTAGTCATTTTATCCCCTATATATGCCGGTTGCGGTTTTGCAATTTTTACTCAGTATATTGCGCTTTTGCGAGTTATGGTAAGAGTCCATGCCAAAAACGCCTGATTTTGACCTTATTTCGGACTGGGTTCAAAGTTTCCTGTTTGACCGCAAAATTAGGGGATTTAAGGCGGGCACGATCGAGTATCACCGCAAGTGTCTAATGCGTTTTTTGCGCTTTTGCGAGGGGGAAAACATTCAATATGTGCGCGAAATAACACCGCTTATACTGAGGAAGTTTATCAACTCAATGGACTGCTTGGCGGATATAACAATCCGAAATACATACAAATCCGTTGCCGCATTTTTGCATTGGTATGAAGCAGAAGTTGAACCACCTGACTGGAGATCGCCGACAAATAAGGTTCAAACCCCAAAGGTAACAGATGCGCCGATACAGCCCATTCCTATAAAGGACGCTTATCAAGTGATTAAAAAATGTCCGAATGACAATCTCGGTGTTCGTGATCGCGCGATTCTCTCAGTATTGTTAGATACAGGGATAAGAGCAGCGGAATTACTTGCGCTTGATTTTGAGGATCTAAATATCGCTTCAGGGCAATTGTTAATTCGTCATGGTAAGGGGGATAAAACAAGAGCGGTTTATTGTGGGAAAGAAACAAGGCGTAACTTGCGGCGATGGTTGACCGTGCGAGGGCTTGAAAACAACCCCTTATTTACCACCCTGGATAGCTTTGAGCGATTGACTTATTCCGGCTTGCGTTGGCTCATTATTCGTGCTTTTGAGCGGGCAAAAGTGCCCTATAAGGGCATTCATACATTCCGGCGATTATTTGCGCTCACTTTACTGAGGCAAGGTGTTGATGTTGTTACTATAAGTCGATTGTTGGGGCATAGTACTACTGAGGTTGTTAAGCGTTATCTTGCGCAAACTGATGATGATTTACACATAGCGCACGCCAAAGCCTCGCCGGTAGATAATGGGTTTTGAACAAGTAAAGCCCCTACATCAATACTGAGTAAGGGCTTATAAATTGTCGGTAAATTGCGCCGATTATTCTATCGTTCCTTCACCTTCACCCAAATTGACCGCTCATCTACGCGTCCTTTTGAAGTCGTTACCTTACATTCGACACGGTACGTTTTACTGCCCAAGCCGTCTTTAAGCCAAACGGTAACAATCCCACCTGCTTCCGTTTTTCGGTCGAGCGTCAATCCAGGCGGTACGGTGATTTCATAATCGGTGATGGTTTCCGGTTGGTCGCCGCCTTCGAGCCATTTATCCCACTTGAAGGAATAGTCTAAAACTGCTTCGGGGTCTTTTGTAAATCCATCTGTCATATTTTTATCTCCTAACATCTAACTTCATAAGTCCTGTTTTCAGGTTCGATAACATAAGTCCTGTTTTCAGGTTCAATAACAAACGTTCGGCACATCGGCGTTGTGGTCGTTCCTACGATAAAATTGACATTCGTGCCAGTAAGGATATATGCGCCACTATCCAACTGAAGCACATAATTCCGTTGGATTGCAAAGGTAACATCATTTCCGCTTACTGAGTATGAACCACTTGCGCAAGCTAAAACATAATTGCGTTGGATTGCAAAGGTAACATCATTTCCGCTTACTGAGTATGAACCACTTGCGCAAGCTAAAACATAATTGCGTTGGATTGCAAAGGTAACATCATTTCCGCTTACTGAGTATGAACCACTTGCGC